TCAGGCCACGCGCCTGCGCTGCCTCTTCGCTCTTATTGCTTTCTTCACGGCCTGCTTCTCCGCCTGCTCGGGCAGCGCCGTCTGATAGGCGTCGGCTGTCGTCTCCACCGGGGCGTGCCCGAGCGTCGCCTTTGCGGCCTCCTCCGCCTTTCGGTAGGCGGTGATGAGGTCCAGGGATGCCGAGGCAGTCGCGGCGTGCATCTCGGGCAGCACCGTCTGGTAGGTGTCGGTCGTCATCCGCATGGATGCGTGCCCGAGCATCGCCTGCACGGCCTTCGGGGCGACGCCAGCCGCGAGCGCCATGCTCGCCGCCTCGTGGCGGCCGTCGTGGAGGCGTATTGGCGGCAGCCCGGACAGTTCCACGAGCCGGTCCCAGCGGTCGGTGAAGAACTGAGGGTGGTACGCCGTGCCGTCTTCCTTGGTGAAGACCCGGTTGCTGGACTTGGCGGGCACGCCGGCCTCCGCCCACTCCTGGCGCTCGGCGGCCTGCTTCTTACGCCACGCCTGCAGCAGCATCACCGAGTCCCGGTTGAGCTTGATGTCGCGGACGCTGTCGGCCTTTGGGTCGTCCTCGTGGACTTCGTATGAGATCGACACCAGCTGCTCGCTGATGTGGATGACCTCCTCGGACAGGTCCACCTCGTCCCAGGCGAGCGCGGCCAGCTCGCCGCGGCGCAGGCCGTGGAAGAGAACCAGGTGCCAGGCGGGGAAGTGGCGGTCGTTGACGATGGAGTCCAGGAACTGGGCGGTCTGCTGCAGCGTCCACACCATGACCGGGGACGGTTTCTCCCCGGTGCGCTGCCAGCGGGCGACGCGCGGGGCGGTCCAGGCGAGCGCGCGAGGTTTGGTCACCTTGGGGAGGGTCAGGAGCGCCGCGTAGTTCTTGGCGACCAGCTCTTCCTTCACCGCGTCGCTGAGCGCCGAGGACAGGGTGGCCTTGATGCTGACCATGGTCGCCGGGCCGGTGGTTCTCTGCAGGTGCTTGCGCCCGGCCAGGTACTCGTCGCGGGCCGCCGTCCACAACCCCCGCAGGCGGGCCCGCTCCGCTTTCTCTTCCTTCGTGCCGGTGGGGGCTGTACGCCAGGCTTCGGACGCTGCCTCTGCTCGGGCTTTGAGTTCGTCAACCTTGGTCCTGTGCTCCAGTCGGCGCTCGTTGTCGGAGACGATCCAGTCGAACATGCCCTGGGCGTGGCGGGCGCGCAGGTCGCGCATCTTCAGCGCCCCGAGGTGCGGCACTAGGTACAGCGCGAGGTCGCGTTCGTACTCGTGGGCGGTGGTCCGCTTCAGCTCGGTCTTCTTCTTCTTGAGCCAGCGGGTCAGGAACTCGGCGACCGTCTCGTCCGATAGGACGTTCACCCCGGCCTTGGAGGCCCGCCAGACTTCCGTGGCGGTGGCCGCAGCCTCGGCTTGGGTGGCGAAGCCGCCCTCGCGGGCTCGCTTGCGCTTGCCGTCCCCGCCGCGCTCCAGCTCGATCTGGTAGTACCACGAGCCGTGGCCGCGTTCCTTGAGCCGGGTACAGGCACGCTCCAGGTAGCCGATCTTCTGCTGGCCCTTGTCGTCCAGCACGGGTTTGCCGTCCTCGCCCACCAGAGGTCCCTTGCAGGCGCACCTTTTGAACGTCTTGTCTTCGAACAACTCCCCCACCCCTACGCTGTGTTGTCACTGTTGGGTGCACATTCTTCCCCAGCGTTGCTTGGTTGCACTCCCGGATATCGGGGTGCCGCGTGTATGGTGTGGCACATATTGGCGCGGGGGAGATCGCGACAACGAGATGGCGACGACGAGCACTCTGGCCACCGATCGACGCGGAATGAGCCTGGACGAGGTCCTGGCACTGCCCGCGACGGTCAACGTCGTGACCGCGGCCCGCGCGCTGGGCATCGGGCACAATAAGGCGTACCACCTGATCAAGGCCGGTCAGTTCCCTGTGCGGACGCTGACGATGGGGAGCACGATCCGTATCCCGACGGCTGCCCTGTGGGAGGCGCTCGGGATTGCTTCGCTGCGTCAGGGACCTGTGCGGGCGGCTGGATGAGTGGGGAACGGTGGCATGCCGCGTTTGTACGGCTTCGATAACCAGGCGATGACGCGTGTTCGCGCGGACGAGCGCCAGGTCGTGCGTGAGGCTGTTAGCCGTATCCGGGCCGGGCAGTCGCAGGCTGAGGTCGCGGCGTGGATGAACGCCGAGGGGTACCGCGGCACTATGGGCGGCGAGTGGACCAGCATGTCGCTGGGCCGACTCCTGGACAACCCGGCGATCGCGGGCCTGGAGCGCGCCCCCGACAGCGGTGAACTTGTCGAGACCGGCCGTCAGGCGCTGATCACCCCGGAGGAGTTCCGGGAGATGCAGCAGCGCCCTGGCCGGCGCGGCAGCGTCCGCTCAGGCGAAAGCCGCGAGCCTGATTACGAGTACCTGCTGGCAGGCGGGGCCACCGTGTGCGGCGAGTGCTCCACAGCTATGACGGGGGGGCGTACCAGCGCCGGTACGCCCTCCTATCGCTGTCAGACCAGTCGCGGAGGGTGCGGCAAAGTCCGTATCACCGCGTCTCTGTTGGAAGATCACGTGGCCGAGCACGTCCTGGGTGAGTTGGCCCGCCCCGGTTCGCGCGCCGTCTTGGAGCAGGCCCGCGAGGAGGCCGAGGCGGAGGCGCAACAGCTGCGCGGGCGACTTGTCACGCTGGAGGAATCTCGCGTCGAACTGGCCGCACCGTACGCGGTCGGTCAGCTCTCCCGGGACGCGTTCGTTGCGGCAGACAAGCGCATCACCGAGGAGCTGAAGGCGGTGCGATCCCGGCTGCGTTTTGTGGAGCAGGCCGCCGACGTGCCCTTGGGCGGGGTGGAGGACCTGGCTCGCTGGTGGGAGCACGCGCCGTACAGCTCCAAGCGGGCCCTGGTGCTGCTGCTCCTGCAAGAGATCATCGTGCGTCCGGCGCGTGCTCGAGGAGTGCGCGACGTCGACGACCGGGTTGAGCTGAACTGGCGCGCTGCCGAAGCCGCTTGAGGTTGGGGCGGCAGCGCGCCGGACGTCACGGCTTCACGTCGTGATCAGGCGAGGTCGGCCACCAGTAGATGACCTCGTTCATCGTCTCCACGTCGAGAGTCTTACGCAGGTCACTCATCTGCTCGTTGGCCCAACTTGTGCTGATCCCACACGACTTCGCAGCCTGCTTTTGATTCTTGCCGAGGCACAGCTGGCGCAGGATGGCCCGCTGGGTGGGATTCGTATTCAGTGTGCCATCGGGGTTGCTGCCGCTCCGGCCGCCGAGCCAGGGATCGGCGCCCTCCCAAAAGAGGTCGAACACGGCGGCGATGAAACCGCACACCAGAGGGTCGCGGACCAGGACCGCCTCTTCCGACGAGTCGACGTCGCTGTGAACAGGTATGAATGCGGCCTGGGTGTCGTACATGACGATGCGCGGAAACGGCGTGTTGAGGGTGCGGATCTGTCCGCCGGCGGCGGCCATCTCGTGCGCCCACTCACCGACGTTGGCGACTCGGCGGACGGAGCTGTGGTACAGCGTGCGCAGTGCCAGGCCGCGCTCAAGGGCTTGCGGGTCGCGGGTCCTGGAACGGGTGAGGTCTTCGGCCGTGCGCTGGCCAGGCTGGGCGGTACGGACGACCTGGCGTGCGGCGGAATTCTGCTCGGCGATGCGTGTGTTGATGAGCTTCTTGCCGGTCAGAAGCTCTACCGAGCCGCTTGCGCGCGCCGCGTCGTAGTGGTTGCGAAGCTGCATTAAGAAGTCGGGTAAGGCGCCGACGTAGGTGGTCAGTGAAGTCAGTTGCTGATGCGCCAGGTTGACCATGTGTGCGTAGGTGTGGCGCGGCTCGACGGCGGTGTAGACGTCCGCCTCGTACGGGTGCGAGACCGCCAGGCCCACATCAACAAGTTCTGTCAGACCAACGGTTGTTGGATCGAGTTTGTCTCCCGCGAGGATGTGTAAGTAAGTGTCTATGGCCTGAGGAGACAGATCAGGCAACTTCGGTGATTGTGGCACCTTTCGTACCCCTGACAATGTCCAGTGGGCGAAACCCTGGGTAAGGAACGCTTGATGATCGCACAACATCACTACAGGGTGTTTACATAAGGCGCACTTAATTCAACACGTGACGCCTCTTCGGGGCAGGTGATCTGAAGGCTGCTGATGCACGCCTGCCTCCTGACCCGGACAAGAAGGGGAACCTTGCATGGTCATTCATCGTGCTTTGCGGCTCGTGGCTTCTGGCGCGCTCGTGGCGATTGCCGGCCTGGGTGTGGTCTCGGTAGTTGAGGCGCCCGCACAGGCGCGGGTGGTCGCCGAGGTCCCGGCCGATCTTCCGTCGGTGGCGGACCAGGCCCAGGGGGAGAGTGGTGCCCTGAGGACGCTCGACGATAGCTCCTGGTAAGAAGCCGAGGGTAGGCCTGCCAGGCACCTGGGAAGACGGGCCCAGGTATCCGGTACAGGAGCCTCGAACGCTTTTGGGGGAAGTGCGGGGAAACGGCGAGGGGTGGCGCGCGCGAACCGTTCGCGCGCGGCGACAAGAAGGGCGCTCGCTGCCCAGTAGGGGAGGAAGGCACGTGGCTGTCGATCCGGCGCGCATCCGTCGGCGCATGCAGGAGGCCGAGGGATCGAACCGCCGGAGCCTGGGGGCGCAAGAAGCACAGGTGGCGCTGCGGGCGCTGGCCGTGGTCTTGGACAGGGGGACGCACCAAGAGCCGCGCCATGCAGGGGTGGCGCTGGAGCAGGCGAGCTGACCTGAACCCCCATACATACAGAGGCGGGCGCATCCCACGGCGCCCGCCTCTGTGCATGTTCTGGCCTGTGGAAATTGTCTGGAAAATCCTTGCCCCCAACCCTAGTGCCGCTAGAATAAGAGCAGAGGGGGAGGATTCGCCTCCGCCCACCACGGCCTCTTGGAGCGAGCCATGACGATCCGCGAGATCCAGATCACCGAGATCCATCGCAACCCGCGACAGCCGCGAGAGTACTTCGACGAGGGTGGCCTGAAGGAACTGGCCGCGTCCATCAAGCGGTTCGGCCTCATGCAGCCGATCGAGGTTCGCCGCGACGCCGAGGCTGGCGGCTACGAGATCGTCGCGGGCGAGCGCCGCTGGCGCGCCCACCAGATTGCCGAACTCGCAGAGATCAAGTGCATCGTCACCGACGACGACCTGAGCGTCCTGGAGCGGTTCAAGCGGTCGGTCGCCGAGAACATCAACCGAGCCGACATGACGCCGATGGAGGAAGCCAAGGCGTTCCGCCGGATCCTCGACGAGCAGGACGGCGCCGAAGCCAAGGACGTCGCCAAGGAGTTCGGCAAGTCCCCGCAGTACGTGATGCTCCGCCTGGCGCTTCTGAACTTGACCGAGGAAGTGCAGCAGCACGTCAACTCCGGTGCGATCGGAACCCAGGCCGCCGTGCAGATTGCGGCGCTGACGCCCGGCAACCAGGCCGCGGTCATGAAGAAGTGGGTCAAGGGCGCCTTCGCCGGCGACAACGAGCTGGTGCACTTCGCGTACGCGCTCAAGCAGCAGCAGGGCCAGGTCGTCGCCATGATCGTGGAGGAGATGACCCCCGAGGAGCGCGAGGAGCGGCAGCGCGACCGCACCAAGACCCGCTCGAACATCGACCGGATCGAGCAGGTGCTGGGCCTGCTGGACGAGTTGGCCAAGGCGGACCCGATGAAGCTGGCCCTGGCCCTGGAGGGTGAGGTCGGCAAGCGCCTGGACCAGATGGACCGCGTCGCAGACGCGGTCGCCAAGGCGCGGTTCAACATGCGGCAGGCCAAGGCGCACGCCGAGGCGCGCGAGATCGCCCGCCTGAACCCCGACGCCGAACACGAAAGCCTCGCCGCACAGGCCGCGCCCAAGGCCCCGGCCGAGCCGCAGGCCCCGGCCGAGCCCGCCGCCGAGGCCGCGGCCGCCGCGCCCAAGCCGAAGGCCCCGGCCAAGCCGCAGGTACCGACCCAGCGCAAGGCCCCGGCCAAACGCGCCGCCACCGCCGCCGTCTGACCCGAACCGGCCCGCCCCCGCCCGGGGGCGGGCCAGGCGTTGTGCCAACCACCGAAGGGAAACCTTGTGAGCGACACCCCCGGCCGCCCCAACTGGCAGCGCATGACGCGCCAACACTTCGGCGCCCGTGCCAAGGTCAATCAGGACGCGCTGTTCCTCGTCGACGAGCCCGACGCCTGCGGCACCGACGCGCTGGACGGCTATGGATTCGGCGCCGTCCTGTGGGCCGAACAACCCGCCACCTCCCCGGCGGGCGCAGACGCCCTCACCGAGTACCCGCGGCGTGCAGTCGAGCTCGACGGCACCGTCCACGCTGCCCGGTATGCCGAGGACCGCAATCACTTCACCACGAAGTGCGCCGAAGACCCGGCTCCGGTCGTCGAGCGGCTGGAACACGGCAGCGACCGCAAAGTCACCTGCCGAAACTGCATCCCATAGATGTGCCACAACATTCGAGCGTGGTACGTTCTGCTCGCTGATCGGGAACGGCTGCAGCCGCGGAACCGGCCCGTCAGCAGTGCCGTGGCATGCGGCATCCCCCAACGGTGTCTGGCGGGTGGCAACCCCCCGCGCCCTACCCGCCAGACGCCGGCACCGCCCATGCGGTGCCACACGGGGACACCGCCCCACGCACCCGCGAATGGACCCGCCCACGCCACCAGGCGGGGCGGGTCCCCGCGCACCCAGGAGAAACCTCGTGACCGCGACCTACCGCTCCGACCATGCCGCCGACCCCGAGCTGTTCGAACAGCTCATGAAGGAACGCTACGGGCCACTGAGCAAGGTCATGGCCGAACGCAAGCAACCCGGCCCCCCTGATCCTGTCCGGAGACCCCAGATGGCGCCCGCCTACCAGTCCAGCCCCGACCCCGACGCGGCCGAGCACTACGCCAGCCTCAAAAGCGCCCTCACCGAGGTCGACAGCCGGTCCCGCACCCACCTGTCCGCCCCGGAGCGCACCCCGCCAGGCCCCGGCTGGACCTGGTGCAAATCCTGCTCAGGCTGGTGCACACCGCAGGGCATCTGCGGCTGCAACAACCGGTAGGCGGCGTTGCGCTACTTCCACGGTGGTGTCCCCGGGCTCAACCCCGGGGACCTCATCACCCCCAGCCCCCCGCACGTAGTCGACGGCTGCAAGGTCTGCGAGGCCCGCGCCCAGGGCCTGACCGCCATGGTCGGCGGCAAGGCCGTCGATCCGCCGACCGGCCGCCCTGACCGGGTCTACATCACCAGCGACCGCGACTATGCGCGCTTCTACGCCTCTCGCTACTGGTACGGCGACCTGTACACCGTTGAGCCGGTCGGTGAGCTGGAGGCCTCCACCGAGGACCCCTTCCCCACCTGGTGCGTGCCCGCTGCCCGCGTCGTGTCCGTCTACACGCGGGCTGTGCAGCTCACGCGCGGCCAGCGCCACTCCCTGCTGCGACGCTGGACCGAAGCCGACATGGCGCGCAGCCGGTGACCCGGGCCCGCCCCGACGGGGACCGGCCCACCGTGGAGCAGATACGGCACCTGATCGGCCACACCGAATACCGGCCCCTCAACCCGGCCGAGGCGGCACGGCTCCACGCCGGCGTAGAGCACCTGATTGCCAGCCAGGCCGAGCAGGCCACCCGGCTCACCCGCCTCCTCGCCGCCGGCTCCCGCCCCGCCCTCGATGTCTTCTGCCCCACCTGCCAGGCACCCGCCCGCGCCCCGTGCGTCAACCGGTTCGGACAGCCCACCTCCGCCCCGCACAGCCTGCGCCTCGCCTCCGCCGCCCTCCCCGCCGACGATAGGAACACCCCATGCGCGCCTCCCCCATCGAGGAACTACGGGCCGACATGGACACGTGGGGCGCACCCATCCAACCTCGCGAGGTCCTCGGCGCGGCCGAGCCGATGATGCAGCGCCTGGCCGACGAGCACACCGCAGCCCTCAGCGGCGCCCTGCGGGAACGCAACCACCTCGCCGCATGGCTCGCCGCCCTCCACCCCAGCGTGCTGGCGGCCGCGCCCGACGCCGGCGACGGCTGGCACCGACTGTTCCTGCGCGCCGGTGGCTGGCAGTTCACCTGGCCCATCCCGCCCGCCGACCTCGCGCTGTTCGACCACGTGCAGCGAGTCCCCGCGAACGACGCCCGCGCCCACTTCGACGGGCACACCACCGCCCAGAAGTACCTGCGCATCCGCACCCACACAGCAGTGCTGTGCCTGTCCGACGGCGATACCAGCACCTGACGTGCGGCCAGCACCAGCACCGCCACCGCCCCCAGCGCCAACAGCGGCCGGTGGCTCTGCTGTTACCGCTGCACGCCCCAACCAGCACCGCTACGGTAGGGCAGCACAACCCAACAACACTGCGGCCCCCGACGGTGCGGTCACACCAGCCGAGGGCCTAAGCAGCAGGAGAGAGAGCTCCCGTGCCTGATCGGTACCGTATCGCGCCCGCGGCGGCCGGCCGCACCAGAACGACCAGAGTGCTGGTCACCGCTGTATTCCTCACCGCGGTCGCCGCGTTCGAATCCGTGGGTTTCCGCCTGTCCTATGAGGCGCTGCACCGCGTCGCCGTCGACAACGCCGTCCCCGAGCACTCCGCATGGATGTTCCCCGTCCTCGTCGACGGCGGCATCGTCCTAGGCTCTATCGGCGTCGTCCGCGCCCTGGCAGGCCAACGCTCCACCAGGCCGTACTGGACTGTCACGGTCGGTTTCACCCTCGTCAGCTGGGCCTTCAACGTCTCCAACGCGCCGCGTACCGCCGGGGGATGGGCCGTTGCCACCGTCGCGCCGCTCGCGCAGATGGTCGCCCTGGAGATGGGCATGCAGGAGCTGCGCGTGCTGCTGCTGTCGCAGCCCGAGGCCGCACCGCAGCACGCGCCAGCGCCAGCACCTGAAGCAGCAGCGGTGCAGGCGACACCGGTGGCGGCCGAGCCAGCGCCAGCACCGGCCGCCGCCAGCACCGGCCAGCACGCCGAACAGCAGGCCAGCGGCGAGCAGCAGCCGGAGCAGCAGGAGACGCCCGCCGCCGACGACGCCCAGCAGCGTCAGCAGCGGCAGCGGCCCCCGCTGCAGCCGGACACCAGCAGGCCCTGGGCGGTGCTGTACGAGGCGTGCAGCACCGAGGAGCAGCGGATCGCCCTGACCCGCGATGCGCTGTCCGACCGGCCCAAGCTGGCAGCACCCCAGTGGGCGACGGACATCGGCAAAGGCGAGACGCGGGCGCGGGATCTACTGCGCGCGGCCCGCAAGCCACAGCCTGCCGAAGAGCAGACTCAGCTGGAGCTGCTGAGCGCCTGATCCTCTATCGTGGGCGGGCGTAGGGCGCGGGGGCACGCTCCTACACGAAGGGCTCCTGCTGTGAGTGCTGCGCCCGCCCGTATTCCCGAGTCGCTGCTGCCGCTGGCGGTGCCGGTCGACGACCTGACCGGCTATCACCGCAACCCGCGCACCGGCGACGTCGACGCCATCACCGATTCGCTGCGAGTCAACGGCCAGTACAAGGCCATCGTCGTCAACCGCGGCACCCACACCGGCCGCCCCAACGAGATCCTGGCCGGTAACCACACCTGGGCCGCCGCCAAGAAGCTCGGCTGGGAACAGATCGCCGCGACGTGGGTCGACGTCTCCGAGGAGGACGCGGCCCGCATCGTCGTCGTCGACAACCGCACCTCCGACCTCGCCGGGTACGACAGCGAGCTGCTGGCCGACATCCTGGAGGACCTGCCCGACCTCGACGGTACCGGCTACGACCAGACCGCCCTGGACAAGCTCCTCGACAGCCGGGCCCTGCCCGACACGATCGACCTGCCCTCCGACGGGCAGGGCACCGGGGCCATGGCCAAGCTGGAGTACCTGCAGTGGGGCTACCTGCAGTGGTCCACCACCCGCGTACAGATCACCGCCGCCGAGGTGGAGACCCTCAACTCGATCTACGAGCGGTACCTCTCCCAGTCCCGCACCGACCTCGGTTTCGGCTGGCACCTGCTGCAGGAGGCCCACGCCGATACCGCCGAGGTACCCGGCGACAGCGAGGACACCCCCGGCGACCAGACCGAGCCCGCCGGCGACGACACCGACGCGGACACCGAGGACGAGGACGAATGAGCAGCGAGCCCGGTATCAGCGCCCCCAACAGCAGCGGCCCCACCACCACCTTCTACGAGGCGTATCCGCTGAAGGATCTGCGCCCGGCCGAGTACAACCCGCGGCATCTGTCCGAGGAGGCCTTCGAGCGGCTGCAGGCGTCCATCGCCCGTCACGGCGTCGTCAAGCCGGTCATCCTCAACGCCAACGGAACCCTGGTCGCAGGCCACCAGAGAACCAAGGCCATGACCGCGCTGGGGATGACGCACACCCCTGCGGTGATGCTCGGCCAGGTCGTGCGCCTGACCGACGAGATCCAGTTCAACCTCCTGCACAACCGCGTCGAGACCGAGGCGAGCGTTGTGTACGCGCAGCCCGGCCCCATCGGCCAGTGGTCGTGGATCCCGTGGCGGAGCATTGATGTGGCCGTCTCCCGCAACAAGCCGTTCCAGCAAGCCATTTCTCACATGACCGGCGGCCACGGCGCGTGGGGCAGCGTCGTCATCGACGACCAGGGGCAGATCGCACTGAACGCCGAGTACGCGGTGGTCGCCGCCGCGAACCACTTCGACGTCCTCGCCTGGACCTGCCCATCCCTGGACGCGGCGCAACTGGTCGCCGACCTCACCGGCGAGTACGGCGTGTACGACTGGTCCGGCCTGGAGGACCAGGCCCCCGTCTACAACCAGCACATCGTGCAGCCCAAGCGACTGCGCCAGTACACCTCGCTGCGCAAGCAGGGGAAGCTGGCGTACAAGTCGGAAGTGTGGGAGAAGCTGGCGCTGCCACGCCTGCGCGAGCGCCCCAAGACACGGGTGGTGGACTTCGGCGCCGGGCACGGCGACTACGCCAAGAAGCTGCGCCCTGAGGGCTACAGCATCGACGACTACGAGCCGTACCGCACGACCCCCGGCAAGTACGCCGTGGACGTCAGGGGCGTCGTCTCGATGATCCGCACGATTGAGAAGCGGCTGGCCGAGCACGGCCTGTACGAGATGGTGGTCCTCGACTCCGTCATCAACGCCACCACGTCGCTGGACTACCAGCACTGGGTGCTGACGGCCGTCAACGCGCTGTGCGCCGGCGACGGCACGGTGTGTATCGGCACCCGCAACCTGCTGGTGGAGCAGGCGTTCGAGGCCAAGCAGCACAGCACCAGCGCCAACGACTCCACCCGGCTGTCGTTCCTGGACGACCAGAACGTGGACATGCGGTTCATGCAGGGCAAGTGGATGCGGATCCGGTACCACACCCCCGAGTCGCTGACCGAGCTGCTGGAGGCGTACTTCGGGCAGGTGAAAGTTGCAGGCCGCTCAAACGCCACACTCAGGGCCGTATGCAAAGACCCCCTGCCGCTTTCCGACCTCGATTACGAGAAAGCCCTCGACGAGGAATTCAATATGCCTTACCCCAACGACTTCCGGCATGGGCGCCATAAGCAACTCATGGAAATTTTGATAAAATTGGTTAAAGAAAGGAATATTGCCGGTCCTTAATTCGGGGCCCTAATACGAAGGGGAAATGCACGCATGTCACAGCCGCCCGTAAGGGTCGGTATCAACGCCGCCGCGCCGTACCTGATCATGTGGCTGGCCGGAGTTCGCAACGTGAACCTCGACCGTCACTGCCTGGAAACGTTCGGCTGGTCTGACCGTCATCCCGTCAACCCGAGGGCACTCCGCCAAAACGTCACCCTGCCGGCGGAGAACCCGCCGCTGGCCTGGTACCTGTGTGCCCTGCCCCATCCCTGGGACTGGTCGCACAACGCTCACCTGGCCTTCGAGTACACCGAAGGCCACCGGTGGGGAGGCCCCGCGATGGTGCGCGGCCTGCAGGTGACCCTCGAAAACGCTCGCCCCATCACCGGATGGGGCGAGCACTCGATACCCGCCACCGCCACCCGCCGGGCCCAGTGGAAGTACCGCACCTGCCGCAACTGGCAGTTCGCGTGGTGGCTGCGATCCAACCGGAACGCACCCGACACACCGCCCCCCAGCTGGCAGCCGCCCAACGATCCTGACGCTCCCGAGCAGCTGACCTTCCTGTAGGGCAGGCGGCCCGGCAACCAGGTCAGGTCGCCGGGCCGTGGTGCGATCATGTTTCTAAGCGTGGGGGCGCGCAGCAGCGGAAGGAATCCTGCCGGTGGGACGCCCCGACAAGGCCGCGCGCGCCGCCATCGCACGGCGGCGAGCCGACGCCATCGACCTGCACCTGGCCGGCGTGGACTGGCTCACCGTAGGTCGCAAACTCGCTGCTGACCCCGCCGTCAACTCCGACCGCATCGCCTACCCGCAGGGCTACGGCATCGAGCGGTACACCAAGGGTCAGGAACCCCCAGACGACAAGCAGCTCATCCACGCCGCGTGCAAGGACGTGCGCCTGGCCCTGCAGGAGCGCACCACCGCCCTGGAGGGGAAGGTCGAGGAGCTGCGCGCGGTCGACAACCTGCGCTTGGACCGCCTGTTCTTCGTCGCCTACCGGCAGGCCGTCAAGGACGGCAACCTCAACGCCATCGACCGCGCGCTGCGCATCCTCGAACGCCGCGCCCGCCTCAACCGCCTCGACAAGGAAGCCCCCTCCAAGGTCCTCACCCCGGAGACGGCAGACGGCGAGCTGACCGCCGTCGCGCTCGACGAACTCGAAGCCCTCATCGGTATCAGTGAGGAGGCCGCACATGGCTCCGACGAGTAGCAGCGAACGCGGAGCGCAACTGCTGGCCGCCTACCGCACCAAGCCGCCCGCGGTGCGCCGCGCCTTGGCCGCGAAGGCCTCCCCCGAGCTGCGCACCCAACTGGCCCGCATCGAACGCCACATAGCCATGGACGCCTCACCGGGCGCGATGGCCGCGGTCCTCACCGAACGCCGCGAGATGCAGGCCCGCCACCTCCACCTGATCGACCAGGCGTGGATCGACATGGCCGAGGGCCGCGCCGACCGCGTGATGATCACGATGCCGCCGCGTCACGGCAAGTCCCGCCGGGCCTCCCGCTGGGCGCCCCTGTGGTACCTGCGCCAGCATCCTGACCGCCGCATCATGATCGCGTCCTACTCCGGTGACCTCGCCGAGGAACACTCCCGATGGATCCGCGACGCCATCGAAACGTGGGGCGACGAGCTCGGCATCCACCTCAACCCGTCCAGCCGTGCGGCGATGCGCTTCGACATCGCCGGCCACCAGGGCGGCCTCGTCGCAGCGGGCATCGGCGGCAGCCTCACCGGCAAGGGCGCCACCATCGCCCTCGTCGACGACCCCGTGCAGGACATGGCGTCCGCCGACTCGCCCAGCATGCGCCGCAAGACCTGGGAGTGGTGGCAGTCCGTCCTGCAGACCCGTCTCGAACCCGACGGCGCGATCTGCGTCATCCAGACCCGATGGAACGAAGACGACCTCGCCGGGCGCATCCTCGCCGACGCGCAGGCCAACGAGTGGAAGATCATCGACCTGCCCGCCCTCGCCGACACAGAGGACGACCCCCTCGGCCGCAGGCCCGGCGAGCCGCTGTGGCCCGAACGCTTCGACGCCGAGCACCACGCCACCACCCGCCGCCGCGTAGGTGAACGCGTGTGGGCCGCGCTCTACCAGCAAAAACCCCGCCCGCCGGAGGGCGGAGTGTGGCAGCGGGCCTGGATCACCAACCACCGCCTCACCACCGTCGAATTCGGCGGCCTCGACATGGCCCGCGTCATCGTCGCCGTCGACCCCGCTGGCGGAGAGTCGGCCATCGGCGACGAGACCGGCATCATCGGCGCCGCCCGCGGCTACGACGGCCACCTGTACGTGCTCGAGGACCACTCCGGAAGCATGGGCGCCAACGACTGGGGCCGCGCCGCCTGCCATCTCGCCCTCGCCCTCAAGGCCGACGCGATCGTCGTCGAATCCAACTACGGAGGCGACATGGCCCGCCAGGTCCTCTCCCAGGCGTGGGAACAGCTGCGCCGCGAAGGGACCACCAACGGCGCCCTCATGCCCCGCGTCCTCGAAGTCACCGCCAAGGTCGGCAAACGCCTGCGTGCCGAACCCATCGCCCAGCTGTACGAGCAGGGCCTCATCCACCATGTCGGCGCCCACGTCGCCCTGGAGGACCAGATGGTCACCTGGGTCGTCGGCATGGACTCCCCCGACCGGATGGACGCCGCCGTGCACGGACTGACCGAACTCGCCGACCCAGACCAGCTCGCCGCCGTCGCCGGGCACATCCACGACGACCGTCTCGGCGGACGCCGATAACCCCCTGGAAACGGCCCCATAAAGACCAACGGCCCAGCGAGGCCAGGGCTGTTATCCTCTCGGCCCATGTCGATCAGGGGGAAAGTCGCCGCCGCAGCCCTCGCCTGCGCGGCCGTTGTCGCCGGCATGATCCTGCTGTGGCCCGCCTCGCACGAGGCGCCCGCAGCGCCCACCTCGGACCAGATCAAAGCGTCCGCGCAGGCCCGCCTGGATACCTCGCTAAAGGCGGGGCGCGCCGCCCGGGCGAACCTGCGGGCGCTCGGTAAGACGCCCGACGACGCCCAGTGCCAGGCCGCGTGGGACAACACGCTGCCCTCGGAGCAGAAGAGCCTGAACTCCTCGATGTGGATGCACGGCTGCGCCGACGCGCCCGCCCCGTAGTCGGAACGGGTTCGGGCGCGGCCAGGTCTGCGTATTCTGGTCGGCGCGGGCGCGGGGCCTTGCATGGAGGGGCACCCGTGAGGCTGCGCGAACTGCTCATCGACGCCTGGTCGTGGCTCAACTACAAGCAGGCCATGGCCGATCCCAACCGGCCGGGTCAGCACGCGTTCCCCGAGCTGAACTCCTCGTGGGTACCCGCCGAGGAGCTGCGCCGCCTGGCCGCCTACAAGTTCCTTGCCGCCTACGACTCCAACCAGGCCGGGCAGCTCGCCGCCGTCACCGGCGACCACCACGGTGTGGAGCGCCGCGAGTTGGGCGACCCGTCCAAGCTGATCGACACCACCCTCGGCTATCTGCTGGGCGCGGAGCAGACCATCGTGGTGCCCGGCGCCGACCACGCCGAGCAGGGCAAGCCGACCCCTGAAGACCTGGCCGCCGCCGACCTGCAGGAGAAGCTGCGTACCTGGGCGGACAAGGAGCTGCTGCCGCTGCGTATCCAGCAGGCCGAGCGGGGCGCGGTGCGCTGCGGCGACGGCGTGTACACGCTGGCGTGGGAACCGGCCAAGCAGCGGGCGCTGCTGCGGACCTACGACCCGGGGTTCTACTTCCCGGAGTGGGACGAGGGCGAGCAGGACGCCCAGGAGTACCCGCAGCGGGTGCACTTCGCGTGGGAGCTGAACGCCGACCCGGTGCGCGGCCTGAAAGCGCGTGTGCGACGCATCACCTACGAGCTCGGCCCGATCGGTCCCGCGACCGCGCCCGGGCGCACCGAGGACGGGCGCGCGGTGCGTGAGCAGGTGGCCGGCGCCGACGGCGACCCGGTGCTGACGGTCGGAGACACCCTCGACCCGCTCACCGGCACCGTGACCCGCAGCTACCCGTGGGCGCCGGGCAAGCCGTCGTCGACGACGTGCTACCTCACCGACGCCGAATGGCTCCTGGAGGACCTGGGCCGCGCCCACGACGTGTTCTCCCTGCCCGCCGACAAGGCCGCCTACCGCGTGCGCTCCGACGGCCAAGTCCTGGACCGGCTCGACCTGATGCACGACTTCATTCCGGTGGTGCACATCCCGAACACCATCCCCGACGTCGGCGAGCACTGGGGCAAGTCCACTCTGGCGACGGTGCTGCAGCTGCTGGACGAGCTGGCCGCCACCGACACCGACAGCGCCTCCGCCTCCTCCACCACCGGCACACCGATCGTCGCCCTCGCCGGGGCGCGGCTGCCCATCGACCGCTCCACCGGGCAACCTCTGCCGGTGCGTGTAGAGGCGGGGACGGTGTGGCAGCTGTCCGACTCCGGGCGCATGGACACCCTCGACACCTCGGCGCAGCTCGCCGAACTGCGTCAGCGCATCGATCACCTGCTGGACCGGCTCGCCTCGAACACCCGCTTGACCACGGCCGGGCTGGGCACCCTCGACGTGGCCAAGGTGCCGTCCGGGTATGCGCTGCAGCTGGCATTGGGCCCGCTCGACTCCCTCGTCAGTGCGATGCGCCTGGCCCGCAACCACAAGTACCAGCTGCTGCTGCGCATGGTGCAGCGCCTGCACCAGGCCGGGCAGGTGTGGCCCGCCGGCGAGTCGCTGCCCGCACGCCTGGCGTGGGGCGCGCACACCCCCACTGACCGCACCACCGTCCTCAACGACGTCACGGCAGGCTACGAGGGGGGCGTGTTCTCCCTGGAGACCGGTGTGCGGATGCTGCAGGAAGCCGGGTACCCGATCGAGGACGTCGCCGAGGAGATCGAACGCATCCAGAAGCGGGCCTTCGACCAGGCCGCCCGGCTCGCCGATGCGACCGGCGACAACGGGGCCGTACGCGAATACCTGGGGCTGCCCGAGGCCGACCCCGGCGTGCCGCCAGTGCCGCTCATCACTGGCCAGGCCGCCCTGCCAACCATGCCCCCGGCCGCCAATCCGACGGGGACGTCGGCACTACTGTCCCCTGGTCAGACCGGCAGTGGCAGCCCGGCCGGGCCTGGATCAAGGTAATGCCCCGCTCCGAGCGACTGGTCGGGCTACGCCTGCTCCGAGTCGGCCACGGACTGGCGGAGAGCTTCGAGGAAGTCCTCGTACACCGTGCGGCAGTCGTATGCCGTCTGCCGCAGGTCTTCGTCTGTCATCGGTGTGATGTCCGTCAAATCCTCGGGGGCGCGCTCCTTGCCCATGTGCATTACGTAGGCGCTCGCAGTGTTCCAGTCGTTCAACAACCGCTGGGCGGTCTCGCCGGTCGGCTTCGTCCAGGTAGGCGCAAAGGCCCGCGCATCGCAATTCCTCGTGTCGTTGGTGAGTTTCACCAAGAACTCGGTGAGCAAGCGCACGTTGACCCAGAACGACTCGATGCAGGCGACCCGAACGACCCCCGGCATCGTGGAGGGCCCGGTGATGTAGTCCAGCAACCCTTCGACCTGGTCAATCGCATGGTCCACGAAACCCAGCGCGCGATCTTCAGGAGGCAGTTGCTTGTTCCACCAGTCGATGGACGGTGTGTTCGCCATGGCCGCAGCATAGGACTGGCAGGCGGTCGGCGTGCTGTGACTACACTGATCGACGGCGCGGGGGCGCTGCTGCTGGAGGACTGGATCCGCATGGACAGGCTGCTGCCCCACCCCCGTACGCCCGTCGGCTATCGGCGTGACGGCCGCCCCATCTACCCGATCCTGGGCGCTGACCCCACCGACTCGTCCAACCAGCAGCTGCCGCCCGCCCCGAACGCCGATCCAGCGGTACCGCCGGCGCAGGTACCGGACCAGGAGGCGCTGAACCGGCTCTTGGCCCGCGAGAAGCAGCAGGGCGAACGGGCTGCGATCCGCAAGCTCGTCGAGCAGCTGGGGTTCACCAAGACCGACGACCTGACGACGTTCGTCCAACAGCAGCGTGACGCGCAGGCCGCGCAGCTCTCGGAGATCGAGCGCCGCGAGCAGGCCGCCGCTGAGGCGTCCGCCCAGGCCGCTGCGCGTGAGGCGCAGGCCGTTGCCCGTGAACGAGCTGCGGTACGCCGGGCCGCTCTGGTGGCGCTCGGTGCGACCGGCGACGACCTGAAGGACGCCGAACGGCTTTTGGCCGTCGAGGATGACGCCGACGAGGACACCATCGTTGAGGCTGCCGAGGCCCTGAAAGGGCGCAGGCCCGAGCTGTTCGCGGCCACCGCCGCCCCGGTGTCGCCTGCAGCGCCTGGGGGCTCTCCCGCGGGCGGACCGCCGCCGCGTGGCGCCAGCGTGCCCAAGCCTGGCCAGCACGGTGCCGACATGGCCCGCCAGCGTGGCTTCGTGACGGGCAACTGAACTTCCCACCGGCGGGTTTAAGGCCGGACCTGCGGGGACCACGCCCCCCTCCTTTCGTGGACGACGCCACCGGCCGGTGAGCGGGCGATCACCGTTTCGTCGCGTCCACGGAGGACTCATGACCGTTCAGCCGGTCACCACCACCCTGAACCTGACAGCCGACCGTTCCTGGCTTGCCAGCCTCCACGGCACCAGCGAGGTCGATTCGATGACCCTCGACATGTCCACGTTCGTGTCCGGCACTCACTACGTGCCCTCCACGGACACGACCATCCCCTACAGCCGGTTCCTGTCCGGCGTCCCCGTCGGCAAGATCACCGCTTCTGGCCTGTATGGGCTGTACAGCACGGGCGTCTCCGACGGCCGCCAGACCCTCGCCGGGTTCGTGTTCGCCGATGTGCTGTTTGCGCCGGCGCAGACGAAGGTCCCGGCTGCGCTGCTGTGGCACGGCTCGGTGAAGACGGCGAAGCTGCCGATCGTCGTCGCCCCGGTCGCTCCGTCCGCCGTCTGCCAGATCCGGTTCGTGTAAGGGAGCCTTGTCGATGACTGTTCAGGACCTCATCAGGGACATCAACACGGCGGACCTGACCACGTTCGCCCGCTACATCCCCACCCCCGCCGACTTCCTGCTCACACAGACCGTGTTCGCGAAGGTGTCCATCCAAGACGTCATGTGGCGGATCAAGAACACTGGCCGGTACGTCAACGCCGCGAAGTACCGCAGCTTCGATGCCTCGGTGCCGTTCGCGGACCGGCAGGCGTGGCAGACGTCCACGCAGGGCATGCTGCCTGCCCTGGGCCAGAAGCTCATGGTGGGCGAGGTCGAGCTGCTGCTGCAGGAGGCCTCCCGTGGCCAGGACGCGTCCCGCCTGGAGCAGCTGCTGTATGACGACGTGGAGCGGCACGTCGAGGCCATCAACTCCCGCCTGGAGCTGGCCGCCGGCGACGTCGTCACTGACGGCAAGTTCTCCCTCTCGGCGGAGAACGGACTCACGCTCGACGTCGACTTCGGCGTCCCGGCCGCGAACATGCCGACCGTTCCGAAGGTGTGGTCCGACCCGACCGCCGACGCCATCGCCGACGAGCTCGGTTGGATCTCCTACCTCGACTCGATCAGCGCGCCCATGCCCGAGATGGTCGTCACCTCCCGGCGCGTCTACTCCTACCTGGCGGGCAACAACGCGTACAGGGCGGCCTACTACGGGAGCGTGAACCCGTCGACGACGCCGACCGCGTCGCTGACGCCGCAGCAGATCAACGTGGTCCGCGATAACTACGGGCTGCCGCCGATCACCCTGTACCGGGCGCAGGTTCGGGTGGACGGCGTGTCCACGAAGTGCCTGCCGGACGACCGGTGGGTGATGCTTCCGCCGGACCGGTCGAAGTGGGGGCAGACCCTGTACGGGACCACGGCAGAGTCGCTGGTGCTGTCGCGGGGCAGCAACCCGGCGATCACCCGCGAGGACGCGCCCGGCCTGATCGTCACCCGTGGCGGCAAGGACGACCCCGTGCAGATCTGGACCAAGGGCGCGGCCGTGGCCATGCCCATCCTCTACGCGCCGGATTGCCACATCACTGCGAAGGTGCTGTGACATGGCGCGTCGACTGGCGGCAGCGGTGCACGCGCGGCACCCGAAGACGAACGAGTGGCTGATCCTGCAGCCCGGTGACGAGCCGGACGGGGACCTGGCCGACGCCATCACCAACCCGGCCGCGTGGGAGCCCGACGACGAGGATCTGGACGATGGCGGGGAGGGAGAGCCGCCCGCCGGCGGCACGGACCCCGACCCGGCTCCCGACCCGACCCCGGGGCCTACGCGCGATCCTGAGCCTGAGGCGAAGCCCCGGCCCCGGGTCCGCAAGCAGGCCGACGAGAAGTAACCCAGTCAGGCCCGACCCGGCATCCCTGTTCCACGCGTGGGGGTGCCGGGCTGCACTGCTATCCGGAAGGATCCCGCCCGTGGACTCCGCTGTCTTGGCCTGGCTCCTGGCGCAGCTCGGCCCAGCCACCGATCAGAGCGACCTGCAGACCCGCTACGACCGGCTCGGCAGCGCGAGGGCTGTCGCCCTGGAAGTGCTGTCCGAGCGGCGCGCGAAGCTGTTGGCCGAGCCGCTGCAGTTGACCGTCAACGGTGTCGCCACCCTCGACCAGTCCAACAACCTGACCGGACTGGAGAGACAGATCGCCTCCGTGGAGGACTCGACCGCGCCGGACGATCCGACTGGCGGGGACACCCTGGTCATTGCCCCGCTGCAGTCCGCTCGCCGCCGGTACTACCACTGGCAGTGGTAGTGGCCTACGAGTTCCCGCCGCTGGCCCCTGGGGATGCGGCCGCCGTGGCGGCCAGGGTCGCCGCGGTGCTGGAGGATGCCTGGCAGCGCCTCGCCGCCGAACAGGCCGCCGTGATCGCCGCGATCGGTGACAACGGCCGCTCCCGGATGGTCGCCGACCGCCTCGCCCAGTTCCAGGCCGCCATCGTCGACTTCCAGCAGCGCGTGGATGCCGAGGCGAGAGCGTTCGTTGCTCGGCAGCTGCCCCACCTGTACGAGGAGGGGGCGCGCGCTGCGGCCCGCGCCGCCGGCGGGCACTTCTCTTGGACGCTCATCCACCGCGAGGCCCTGCAGTCGCTGGCCTCGGACTCCTACGCCGACTTCCTGCGCCGCTCCGAGGAGGAGCAGCGCATGGCCGCCCAGTTCTATCGGGCGGTACGGGAGGCCGCACGCCGTGAGGTGCCGTTGCTGGCCGCTGGCCACACCACCGCCCTGCAGGCCGCGAAGGCGTTGGCGGACCGGCTGGTCGCCGAGCACCCGCTGACGACCGTGATCTACCGCAACGGGGCGCGGATGCCTGTGCGGGCGTGGGCGGAGTCGGCGACGCTCGCCAAGAGCGCGGTCGCCTACAACGCAGGCACCCTGAACCGGGCCCGTGAGGCGGGCGTGCAGTGGATGGAAGTGTTCGACGGCGCCGGGTGCGGCTGGACCAGCCACAAGGACCCCGACAAGGCCACCGGCACGCTGCGTACTGTGGAGGAGGCGGCGACATGGCCGATCTCTCACCCCCGCTGCCTGCGGGCGTTCGGGCCGCGCCCCGACATCACCACCCCAGCCTGATCACACGAGTCGGCTCCTGAACGCAGGGGTTCAGGAGCTGGGGGAGAATTCGCGGTCATCGCGCGTGGCGACTGCCGTCCGGACGGGGCCAGCGGTCAGAGTTCCCACACCGCAGACACTGCCTACGGCCGCCGCCACGGCGCCGGCGCTCGGGCCCCGCTCAGCGCCGTACCCCTGTACGGCGGGCCCGCCCGCGCCGGGGTGGCCGAAACCCGCGCGCAGCAGGCGGGCGAGAAGGAGGCTGCGGGCTAGCGCAGGGGGTCGCGCATCATCGACGCGAAGACCGGGGAGTCGGCGAATGGTTGCTGACTCCCCACTTGCTTGTAACCCCACGACTCGTACACGGCCTTGAGCCGGCCGTCGGACAAGAGCGGGTTGACCAGTAGCGTGACCCGCTGCTCCTGGCGCTCGCCGAGCAGCTGCTCATGGAGGGCGCGCGCTGCGCCCTTGCCGTGGGCGCCCCGCCACTTCCGGCGCACGAGGATCTCGTTGAGCGCGAGGGTCCGCGCCCCGTCCTCAGCGGTGTACTCGGCAGAAAGCGGCTCCTTCTCCGAGGACCACCATCCGGTGTTCTCGCCGAGGGGAACAGCGAACACGTACCCGATCGGTTCGTCGCCCTCGTAGGCCACGACCGCCTCCCAGCCCGGCCGGGACGCGTACGTCGTCAGACGCTCGTTGAAGCGGTCCGGGTGGTAGAAGGGCCGGTCCATGAGGCCGAACTCCCCGCGCACTTCCACGTGGATGTCGACTATCAACTTCCGTACAGATTCGGCTTCGTTGGTTCGGCGGTAGGTGGTGCCGTTCATGCGGCTGCCCTCCGGTGCTCTTGCCACGCCACGGTCTCCGGGCTGCGCGGCGCGACGGCGGTGAGTTGGGTGGTGAAACTGTCGAGGAGCATGCCCACACGGCCGTGCCGCGCCATGCCTGGCGCGACGGTGCGGGCCGCGGCGATGGCCGGCTCGATGTCGCCCTGGCCGAGCTGCGCGTGCGCCAGGTTCGCGTACGTCAGTGCCCGGTTCCGTTCGAGGTCCGGCCGAAGCCCGGCAAGGCACCGGTAGGCGGTGCGCTCTGCGTCCTCCCACCTGCGCAGGCGCAGGAGCGCGAAGGTGGAGAGGCTGTCGAGTTCGGCTTGGTCGTAGAAGCCCATCCACGGCGGTCGATGCTTCGCCCGGTCGGCGCGGTCGTAGCTGGCCTGCGCGAGACCGATCGCCCGGAGGGAGCTCCGGACGTCCCCGGCGTCGGCGTGGAACGTCGCGAGACGGGCCATAGCCAGGGAGGCGTACAGGGGATCGTTCCGGGTGATGGATTGCGAGCGGGCGACTTCGGCCGCGCGAATGGCATCGGCGGGGCGGCCAAGATGCCGATACATGATCCCGGCGTGACCCCACACCCGGAACAGGATGAAACGGTTGTTGGCCAGCCCAGCGAGAGTGACGGCGCGGTCCAGGCACGGCTCTGCCTCGTCCAGGCGCCGCCCGTCGACTGCGGCCCACATGGCGCTGGCGGTGAATGCGGCCGCCACGCCGTACAGCTCGGATCGGATACGGGTTGATGCGGCGTGGCTGTTCTGGAGTTCCACGGTCTCTGTGGCGAGCGCCGCGGCGTGCTGCTGCAACTCCCTCGTTCCGCCGTACTTGTTGTCCATGGCGACGACCGCAGCGAGCTTGGCATTCATCCGGTCCACGTCGGCCGACCCGAGACGACGCTGCGTAGCGGAGGGGGCAGTCAGTGCAGCGCCTGCGGCGGTGGCGGCGTTGAGGAAAGCGCGTCGGTACACGGAGTCATCCTCGGGTGCTGGGGAACCTGTGGGCTGGTTCCCCCGGGGAACGAAGCCTAACTCTGGGGCAGTCAGCCCTGTCACCCTGTGAAGTGCGGCCTTCAGCAGCTCGTTGGGTGACGTGTGTTCCCCTCTGACGAGCTTGTAGACGTGACGTTCGTTCACGGTGCCGTACCGTCCGGTCAGATCTTCAATTGCCTCGTTGACCAGGCAAGCCAGCTCTTTTTTGGACAACCCGTGCTTCTGCAACCACGACGCGAACGCCTCGTTCCGTGTCCCCGACATGACTGAACGTTAGGACTTTGCGGAGCAGCGAAGATTAAAGAGAAAGTCAAAACGGCAGGGGGGTCGCACGCAACTCCCCGGCATACGGCATACCCATCGGTGACTGTGCAGCGGTTCTCTGGACACACAGAGCAACACGCCAGACAGGGAGCTCACCGTGAACCCGCACCCCCCAACTTCCCCGGCAGCGGTAACGGCTGTAGGGCCGCACGCGGGCACGCCCACGCCGTTGCCGGTCTCCACGGATGCCCCCAGCTTCCAGCAGGCGTGCCACCTCGCCGCTAACGAGGGCGCCGGCCCGAACGCACGTATCCGTGTCCGGACGTGGCTCACCGTCGGGTGCTGGAAGGGCAACGTCGACCAGGCCGCACGGGTCGCGGACAAGCTCGTCGACAACGCCGTCAAGCACGGGAAACCCTTCCCCAGTGACGTCAGCTTCGTGACCCTGCGCGTGTTCGGCCTCGCGGACACCGGCGAGCTCGCCGTAGAAGTCGAAGACGCCCTCCCGGCATTCCCCGGGTTCCCGCAGGTCGCCAACCAGAGCGGCGAGGTCCACGGAATGCCCAAGGGCCTGTGGTGGGTGGCCCACTACCGCGGCCGCCTGGCCTGGGACGTCAAGAAGGACGTCAGCGGCGCAGTCATCGGCAAGTCCGTGCAGGCCGTCCTTCCCGCGACCTGGGACGGTGCCGTGTGAACCTGACGCCACTACCCCAGCGTGCGCCCAGGCACGGAAGTGCCCCGGGTCGCGTGGACTTCGTCAGCCGCACCGAGGACATCGCGCCCGACGACGTTGCTGCGGACATGTACGACCTGGCCGCACGCGTAAGGAGCCTGATGGGCCTCCAACGGGGAGCGCCGCTTCAATTACCTTTAGGTGGGCGGTTCTTCGACATAGTCGTCACCGCGAGCGGCCCCGAGGCCTACGCCGTCGTGAGCCTCCTGGACGAAGTCCAGCACATCCCTGGCCAACGCCCCAACGCCCCTGCCTGCGGCCCGGTGATCGAGGATCCCGAGCGGGGGTGGCTGATCTGGCTCGTCCCTCCGGGCACGCACGCAGTCTGGGAGCCACACCGGTACGGCACGTGTCTGGGCGCCCCGTACGAACTCGCCCTCCCGCCGATAGCCCACACGGGGCCCCCGGGCCCGTACTGGCTGCGCCCGTGCCGCGGTGACCGCCTCGTGCCGCACTGGCCGCTGCATGACTTCCTCGGCCGGTTCAAGCCCGGCCCGATCCCGCATGAGGAACTCCTCGGGAAGTTCCTGATCTCCTGATCTCCGTGTGCGGTGGTGGCTGCTCCGACCCTCCGCCGCACGCGGTTCCACTCCCTGTCGCCGGGCCCCTGACCTGGCACCCGGCGGCAGGGGCACAACCGTGAGGGAATACGACGTGACCACACCGAGCGGATACTCGGCGCTCTCCGCCACGCCCCGGCCCGGGGACGTGCGTCTGGAGATTCTGCGCAGGCACTACGAGTCGGAGATTGTCGCGGCGGCCGCCCGCGTACGCCGCACGGTACGCGTCGCCCCCTATGTGCTGGCCGGGCCTGGCGCCGAGCGGCAGGCGGACCTGAAGCTGATCGAGGAGTACGTGAGCGGGAAGGGCTGGCACGTCACGCGCTCCTCTTTCGCGGACCTCGGGCAGGCCCCTCCGATCACGGAGCGGTCCGGGTTCGGCGAGGCTTCTCTCTACGCGGCGCAGGGCTTCGCGCACGGCATCGTCGCCATCGCACGGACAGCCATCACCACGGACAACGAGACGTACGCGCGCGTCCTGGATCACCTATACCTGCGCGGGGTGTTCCTCGCCTACCTCCCCGCCGAGGACGGCACCCCCGCCTGA